GCAGCGGCTGTGGATTTACGCGCTAACATCACTAAAGCAATCAAGCTGGACTTAGGCGAAACAGCATTGATTCCTACAGGAATTGCCATCAACATCAATGACGATAATGTGGCAGCGGTAATCTTAACTCGCAGCGGTCTTGGGCATAATCATGGTATCAAACTCGGCAATAGTGTTGGCTTAATTGATAGCGACTACACGGGAGAGTTGAAAGTATCTGTGAAAAACACTGGTAGTGGTGTGTACAAGATTAATCCGCAAGACCGCATTGCTCAAATGAAGTTTATTCCTATTGTGCGAGCAGAGTTTGTAGAAGTTGAGGAGTTCAGTAGTAGCACTGAACGTGGCGCAGGTGGCTTTGGTAGTACGGGGGTATAACATGAGCTTATTAACAGAAGAACAGATTGCCGAACTTGCTTGTATTGCTAGTAACCAATCGACAAGTAGGGATTTGCACGATGATTTTCGTGAATGGAATGAAAAGCAGATAGGTGTGCAAGTTAATGTTGATTGGGGTAAAGCACCAGAATGCGCAGACAGAGCAGAAGTAAATTTTTATTGGGTTGGTGGGGATACATGGAGATTCTGTTTCCAAATAGCAAAATACGATAGACCGAAACCCGTCATCACACCACACCCCCATGCAGAAATGATAGCTAAGTACGCAGAAGTAGCAGCGCGGAGGGTCGATCCTTGGGTGGAGTTTGAGTATGAAATTCGTGGTCAGTGGAATCGTTTAAATGATCACCCAATGTGGGGACATAATATAGAATACCGCCACATTGGAGAAACAAAATGATCGCAACAACAGCCTATATACTAATTAGTACGATTACATCGTGGTCATCAAGCATCCATACTACGCAGTCAACAGCCACATTTGCAGACAAGGTATCATGTGAATCAGCGGCAACAAGACAAGACTTTGTTTTGAAATCTATGCAGTTGACTAGCTCAAAATGGAATCTAACCTGCCACCCTTATCAGCTTACTGGAGAAAAGAAATGAAAATACCAGTAGGGTTTGAGGAAAGACATGATTTTATGTATTTGTTAATTGGCAATAATGGTTATGGGAGAGATGGTGATGAAATGGAAGTGCCAGATGAATTGATTGAAAGGTATAAGCGCATAGAACCCGAATTTGAAAAGATACAAAAAGAACTTGGGGAAATATGGGATGCGTATATTGCAGAAAAAGTTGCAGAAATGACGGTAAAAACAACTGAGGATACGAAATGAAAGTCACCCTAGTGCAAAGCACACCCAATCCCGAAGAACACATCGGGTTACTTGCAGGAATATGCTACGGTAAGACAGGTGAACAATCACCAGAGCAGTGCATCAAACGAGCAGAACACTGCGTGACTAAAGGTCATCTATCTACACTACGCTTTGCCCATGCTACGTTCTTAGTTGAGGATATTAGCCGTATCTGTAGTCACCAATTTGTTCGCAGTAAGCATTTAGATTTCTTGCAACGTAGTCAGAGGTATTGCAATGAAGGTGAAGTAGCAATGGTTACACCAGAAGTTATTAGGTTCAATGCAGTAGAACGTCATTTAATTGAAGCGAGAGATTTATACAAACAGTTAATTGCCGAAGGCGTAAAGAAAGAAGACGCACGGTTCATTCTTCCACAAGGTACAACAACAGAGCTTTTAGTAGTCGGTAACTTCCAAGCGTGGTATGACTTCATCAAACTACGTAGCGGTAAAGAAGTCCAATGGGAAATACGAGAAGTAGCGCATGAGATTAACCAGCAGCTACATGGAATTGCACCAAACGTATTTGTGGAGCTTGATTAATGTCTGAGCAATTAAAAGAATGTTGTTATTGTCGCAAGAACCTACCTGTTGATGCGTATTACATAAAAAGTACAAGACGATTATCATCAGACTGTAAAGCCTGTCATCGATCAAAAGCCGCACTTAGACAGCGATTAACACAAAAAGTAAAACTTGAATCACGGCAACTTGATTTTGCTCTTTACCGTGAGTTTATAACAAGGCACTTAATTGTTCCAAAGCAATGGGAATTAACACTATGTCATTAGAAAAAGTTATTTTTGAAATCATGCGCTATAACGAATTTTGGACAGTGACTGAAATTCATGATCGTGTAATGGTGACTCAGCCGTTTATTAAACGACCCGATGTGTTCGCAGCTATGCACGAAATGGTTGCCAATAATATACTCATTAAAGAGCCTAATGGTAAAGACAGTTTCTATCGTTTGAAAAATTACGATCCGGCAGATAAGCATCAAAAAGAAACTGAAATGCAAGTAAAAATAGAAACGGATATTCCTGCCGAGTTTAACCGGCACGATGAAGCACTGCGCCAAATTGAGCTGAGAAAAGAAGATAAACAAAAAGCCGATGCTCACTATCAATTCAGCTATAAAGGTCATAAAATAGACCCTTATCGCATCTTTAGAATTTATAATATCGTAGCACCAGAGCAACAACACGCTATCAAGAAATTACTTCGAGCCGGTAAATCAGTCAAGACACTTGACCAAGATATTGATGAGGTTATTCTTACGCTACAGCGCTGGAAAGAGATTTTAAAAGAAGATGTTAAACTGAACTGACCATGATTACATGGTCTGATTTGACACTACCGCCCATAAACTTATGGAATTTACCAAGACAAATTAAGATGGCTACAGAAGAAGGAAATACCGACCTTGCAACGCAACATGAAGAAATGATGCGTGATAAGGCGATAACTATTATAAGATCAAAAGCATCGGCTATTGATACCACCAACCCTACAGGCTTATGCTGGACGTGTGGTGACTATATTGGTCATGGGCGTAGATGGTGTGATGCAGATTGTCGAGATAACGTAAATGAAACCTAGACTAAAAAAGATAGGGCGACTTTGGGTATGTTACACAGAGTGGGAAGATACGGTAACTTGTACAGGTAAATCACCAGAACAAGCGTATCATAGGTGGTTAACCAAGAACCAATTGAAATTAGAAGAAAGCCGCTGAGTAAGCGGCTTTTTAATTATTTGCTTAAAAACAATTCGGCTTCAGCATTACGTCGTCGTGTAAGACCAGCAAGCGGTTTACCCCCTGCTTTATCCCATCGTAAAAATTGCTTTGCAATCTCAGCTTTACTGTCACCGGCTTTGAGCATTTTAACAAGCGTTGAACTGGCTAAATTACCTGCGCCAATATTGTAAGTAAGCGACACTAGTGCATCAAATTCATTTTGAGTTAGTTCAACTTTGATTGCATTTACTGCGTGTTCATATGACGTTAATGTTTTAGATAATAGTAGTAACGCAGCTTCTTCATTTGCTAAAGTCTGACCTTGTTTAACTGCGCTCCCATCAGCATATCGCGTTGAGCCAATACCAATAGTCCAAACACCCGCTGGGCATTGATACGCTTTGAGCTTGCAACCTTCAAATTCTTTAATTAATTTTAAACCGCGTTCGCCTGTTTTCATTTTCTCGATCTCATAGAAAGTACCGTAATTAATTTTTGTGTAAGCCGTATCATGTCGTTATCGAGCAGGCGTATTTGGTCGATTAATTCAATTAGCGCGTCAGTCGTTTCGGTAAGTATTGGCTTAACAATTGTCGTTACCCATATCCACACAAAATAGACGATATAACCCATGCTACTTGATGCAATGATTGGAAAACCGTATTGGTTGATATATTTAGCTAATGCGTCAACATCCATCAATCAATTCTCTTTTCTTGTGGGTTATTAAAACGCGCCACCTTCTCTTTTTCAATTGGCATATCAAGCGTTTCTGTCATCAATACATCTATTTTTACAATATCCTCTGACATAGCCGTGACACGCTTATCAAGTTGCTTGATGATACCGATAAGGCTTTTAATCTTTTCAAGTACGCTATCAAGCAGGAATTTGATGGTCAGAAATACAAAGTACATTCCCACACACGCAGCGGCAATGGGGAAACCTACATCCGTTGCAAACTGTAAGAACTCCATTATTTATTTGTCCACCAAGCAATAAACGAAAACAATGCGCCAATGGTGAAGACAATACCGCCAATAAATCCTTTATAGCGTGTTTGCTCGTTCTTCATTTCTTCAAGAGTGGCAATTATGGCGTCGAGTTTTTTACCCCTATCTTCAAATATTTCTTCAAGGTTTTCAATTCGTTGCTCTACTTTAGCAAGGCGGCAGGCTTCATCGGGCATGGTTTACACCGCTTCCGCGCCAGCCATATCGGCTTGTGATGCTACCCAGTTATAAGACTTTTCTAGGAAAGATGCGCCTTGTTGCGCTTCTACGTCTTCTAATGGCGCATGATAGCGTCTGAAGTCAATATCTTTGGTATCATCATTAGTTGGTTTTTGCGCGTAGCCTACCACGTCAATCATCACTGAAAATTGTGAATTGCGTTGACGACTAATAGACGATGTAACGATACGAAAATAAGCTCCAGCGAAAGGAATGCCGAAGTTGCTTGTTTGTAAATCAATTTGAATTGCCATTGTTGTTTCCTGTTTTGTTAAATAAGATTATGCGTAAGTGACTTCGCTTGTATTTAGCGTTGCTACCCATCGCAAATACGACCCAGTTTTTAATCCAGATGTAATGGTCACGCCTTTATTTGTGTTATCGACTGCAATAGTTGGTGCGGTAGTTAATCCAATAGAATCTGTACCGATAAGCGTTAAAGCAAGTCCTGTGACAGCCATTGTGCCCCCGTTATTTGAAACTGCGCCTGTAATGTTATAGGCTACCATGTCCCCACTAGATTGAGGTCTAGCTATCAATGTGCCTTGAATTGCCATCGCTTGACCAGATGCTACGATAAGTTGGTTAGTTGTTGATGCCGTTAATGACCCATCAGAAGTTAAAGGGTAGACTACATTGGTCGATACTGCACGGAGAACGATTTTACCGGATTGAGCATCGCCAAGTGTTGACATCGCATACGAACCAAATACATATTTTCCAGTTTGTGCTGCAACACCTCCGTATCCACCTAAAACAACGCTAAGGTATCCAGTTGCGCTTGAATTAGCTCCTCCAAAAGAAATACTATTATCGCCCGATGCGATTGCATAATAGCCAATTGCTGTTGCTTGCGCTCCCGATGCAAGTGGGTGATACCCAATCGCAATTCCCCCATATATGTTGTTCTGGTAAGCTACACTTCCAAGTGCAATCCCTGTATATGTAGAAATAGATGTTGCCTTAGCTTGAAACCCCATTGCAATAGATGAGCCGCTTCCAGTCGCCCCATAACTACTCGTATTGTTCGCAACAGCCGCAGCGAAACTATCTGTGCCAGATGCATATGAACCACCTAGTGCCATTGCGCCAGAGCCTGTTGCGGTGACTGAGCCTTGAGTTCCCGATGAGTTAGCACCTAGTGAAGTAGAATAATTTGATGCCGCAGATGCTCCGCTACCAAATGCCGCTGCCGATGTCCCCGCAGCCGTTGGATTAGTGTAACTTGTGCCTGTAGCCGTACCGCCACCAGAAGCTGTTGCCCATGTAGGCGCAGCCGCACCGTTTGATGTTAATACTTGACCAGATGTCCCCACAGCGAGCATAGCCGTTGTACCCGATGCTGTTTGGTATGGAATTGTACCTACACTTCCAGATGCTAAGTTGGTTGCTGTTGTCGCTGTTAACGCATTACCTGTCGTACTTTGATTAAGTGTTGGAAATGTACAATTAGTTAGCGTACCACTTGTTGGAGTGCCTAAAATTGGCGCAATTAAAGTTGGTGTATTTGCAAATACCGTTGCGCCACTTCCAGTTTCATCCGTTAACGCAGCAGCTAAATTTGCACTAGATGGCGTAGATAAAAACGTATTAACATTTGTGCCAAATTGCCCAGACGCAAACGTAATTGCACCCGTCATTGTGCCGCCAGACAGTGCTAAGTATCCCGATGCAGGCAAGTAAGAAGTTATCCATGCGCTACCACTATAAACACGCATTTCACTACTTGTTGTATTCCAATAGAGCGCACCAGTAAGTAGTGCATTACCATCGTTATCAACGCTAGGATCGGATGCTTTTGCGCCAAGATAGCGATCATCAAACGAGTCATAACTAGCCGCTGCTGCGGTAGCACTGTTTGCCGCGTTAGTGGCTGAGGTAGATGCGTTAGATGCCTGTGTTGTTGCTGTTGAAGCCGAAGTCGATGCGTTAGATGCCGATGTACTTGCCGCTGATGCGCTACTTGCAGCATTGGTTGCACTAGTTGCCGCATTTGTTGCTTGCGTTGTCGCCAATGCAACTTGCGCAGCGCCATTGGTTGTTGCTAAACCTGCTTGCGTTGTTGCAATACCAGCTTGAGTTGTTGCTGTTGATGCTGAAGTCGATGCGCTAGATGCTGATGTTGCAGCGTTAGTAGCAGATGTACCTGCCGCAGTTGCTTGCGTACTTGCAGTTGACGCACTATTAGCCGCATTAGTTGCCTGTGTGCTTGCTGTTGATGCTGAAGTCGATGCGTTAGTTGCTTGAGTGGTCGCAATACCAGCCTGTGTTGTAGCAATACCTGCTTGAGTAGTCGCAGTTGTGGCTGATGTTGATGCACCCGATGCACTTGTCGCTGCGTTAGTAGCGCTTGTCGCTGCCGCAGTTTGACTAGCAGTACAGCTTGCTACACTTGCCGTCATAGAGGATGCACTTGTCGCTGCGTTAGTGGCAGAAGTTGATGCGCTCGATGCTGATGTGCTTGCTGACGATGCACTGCTTGCGGCATTAGTTGCTTGAGTAGATGCTGTTGACGCACTTGCCGCTGCGGCTGTTGCCGATACCCCTGCATCGTGAGCGTAAATAGCTGAGTTTGGCGTTAAATGGAAAAACCCTGTTGACGTACTATAGCGAACATCGATAACCGCTCCAGCGCTAATATCCCCTGCTTGAATCGGTTCACTATCAGTAAGTCTAATGGACTTTGCGCCAAGACTATTTAAATTGATAGTGGCACTGCCCGTATTGTCATTAAGAGGTCTGAATACGACTTGTAGACCATCGGTGTAACTTGTTATGGAACTGTCTAGTGCTACCACATAGGTATTCGCTGTACCGGTGTCTACAGCGAAATTGACTGTACCACGTTGAAGTTTGGTTTCACTTGGAAGTAATCCAAATGCAATTGCGGTAGCCGCCTTAACAGCGTTAACGTCTGAGGATTTTGCTAGAGTAATCTGAGCAATATCAGCCGGTGGGTTAAAGGTACTCATCTTTTGTCCTTACGTCATCTCGACGTTATGTGTAGCGTAATTATGCGTTATGGCGCATACAAATTATTAAACTAACCCGTGGTGAATCCGAATCATTTAACACCCAATGGTCAACGAGGTTATTAAAACTAAATATATCGCCCACAGGAGTAATAATAGATTGTCCTTCGTAGTTAAAAGATTGTTTATCATTGGATTCTAAAGGGATTAAATATTTATCTTTATAGTATTCTGCGTGCCAGCTACCTTTATCGCTATGGCGATAAACTTGTTTGCCGGCAGGAATACGAGTAATTAAAATACCGCCAAATTCTGTTTTATGGATATCGTGTTTTTCACAAATCGCACGGTTAATCTTAGCAATTTCATCTTTAAATTTCTGATCGTTAATATAGAAAACGCTATCGTGTTCATCATGAAATGCTAAAGGGTTCGATGGATTATAATTTTTAATATCATTATAGCGAACCCAGATATCGTCAACTTCTCTATGTGGCGATTTAGACGATTCAGTACGTTGTTTAAATTTATTCCATAAATAATCATTATCAGAAATAAATTTATTGATAGCCGATACATCAACATGAATACCGGTATTGACCATATTGGGTTTGCCGATAAGCACGTCATCTATATTTTCTGCATCACAAGTATCTGTAGCATGGATACATAGCCAAACCACTCTACCGTTAACCGCTTGAACGCTATGCTCAATACCGGCTTTAATTTCAATCACAGCAGGGGCAAAATAGGTTTCTTGAGTATCGCCTTGCCAAACTATAGCGCATCCTTCAACAAGAACACTCATGTGGTCAAAGGTATGAGCGTGTTGCTGAACTTCAAAGCCATCATCGATAATCACTTCTTTGGCATAGACTCCGCCAATAAAATGATGTGCTTGTATGTTAAGTCCGGTGATACTCATAAATACCTTGTGATGATGAAATTACTGTTCCGATAAACCCACAAATTGGCTTACCTACATTCATCACTATTTTACCAACTAATCGTTTAAATGTACTGCGATTTTTTACAATGCCAAATTGCTCTGCCATTTCATATGCCCATGCTTGAACAATATAGGCAAATAACGGGATATAAATCGCATTATTACGCAAGAATTCAGTTAGCGGTTTTGCCCACGCATGATAGCCGATGAGGATTTCTGGATGAGTAGTTGCGATCAAATGCCCAAATAAAGTATCAGCGTCAAATACATCATCTTCAAGATAGCCGTATTCGCGCATTAAAGTACACATTACGCTCATGCCACCGCTTTCGGGTTGTTGAGGTTGAGGTGTTTTAAACGAACCGAATTGAGATGCGCTAAACATGGGCAAATCAGTGTTTGGCATAGATAACATACCCACTGGTTTATTCTGAGAAACTTGCTCATACCTTCCGAGTAAACTTTGCTCATGTCGAGCCGCTGCGTTTGCTTTCATTTGTTCTAATTGTAAATCTGCTGAAGCTGCCATAAAGATACCTATTTGTTTGTTGGAGAAACTAAGGAAGTTGCAGTTTTACCCGCATCACTATTAATTAGTTGTGATTGAGCTGCCGCTGTAGCAGTAATATTTTTCTTCATTGCATTTGCCATCATAGTTAGTCCATTAGCATTAGCTGCCTTAGCTTTTTCATTCATATCTGGAGTAAGATTAATAGCTTTAATAGCATCGAGTAGCTGTCCGTCAATAACTGCGTGTGCTTGTAATACGGCATTAGAAGTTTCACGATCGCCTTTTAGTGCATCAACCATTACTTGATTTTCAGCAGTTAGTTGATTGGTTTGTTGCTTTAGAGTTTCATTAAATACAGCTAATTTTTTATCAGATTCAAATTTCGTATCTGCTGCCACGCTATCAATAACAGATTGAGTTACCTTGCCTGCAATTTCAATGTTCCCTTTACTAATAAGTTCTCTTAATCTAGCGCCAGAGTCCCGATTAGATGTGGCTAAATTATTCAAATCGTTTAGTATTGCTGTGGTAAACAAATTAGTAGCCGCGTTGATGGCTTGAGTATTAGTGGTATCTACTGTAATTTTATTAGCGGCATTCCAATTCTGAACTTGAATATCGTTCTGAGCCTGTCTATCCATACTGGTGGCTTTAAGACCAAGTCCGGTATTGAGCAATTGATTTTGAGCCGCTGCATTAGCTTCATTGGCTTTTTGTCTAGCCAATGCGTCTTGTTGCGCAATCGGTAAAGCGGCTTTAATCGCTGCGTCTTGAGCAAATCCAGCAGCAGCGCCTGTATTGAGCATACCTCTACGCGATGCTTGCAAATTAGCTGCGTTAACTGCTCGCTGGATATAAGGATTGTTTTTAGCAAGTAATCCAGATAGCTGATTAGATACCATTGAATCGGGTGTTACATTAACCTCAGATGCTTTGGCAGCGTCCACCATCTTGGTAACATCAGCGGCTGAATTTGGATTAACAATGGTAGTTGGAGCGCCTACTTTAGCAACATTAAGCATTCCCTTATCAATCATATCCTGTGTAATACCAGATGTGACTGTACTATTTATAGGATTACCAAGTGCATCAAACCCGCCACCTAATGTTTTAGTATCAAGTGGTGCGGTGGCATTTTTTAATTTTAAATCATTAGCAGTTTGTTGCGCTAATTGATTGGCAGTATCTTGCTCAGTAGCTAATTTTGTCGCAGCGTCTGCTTGGATTTTAGCATCAGCATCAGCTTTTACTTTAGCATCAGCGGCAATCTTTGCATCAGCTTCAGTTTTAGCATCGGCAACAGCTTGGTCAGCAATAGTCTGAGCTTGTGTTTTTTGAGTAGTCCATCGTACATTGTTTGTAGGATTAGCCATCAATGCAGTTTTAGCTGCCTTGTATTGCGCACCACCAAAACCACCTACCCAGTTAACAGGATTGCCTGTTACAGGATCAAGCGTTTCTTTTTGAAGAACCTCGTCTGCCCAAGTAGTTAAACCAGTATTGATAGCTTTCCCAGCAACGCTCGATATGGCTTTAGTTGACTTATCAAGCGTAGATGGATCGGAATAATAGCTACTAAGTGTATTTTGATCAAAAATAGGATTACCATACGCATCGGTAACTGTTCCATATTTATTCAAATTAGCCGCTAAATTAGGATTAGTTGCTCCGCTAACTAATCCACCGTATGAATTAATATACTTTGGATCAAAAGTTTGCGTTGCCGTAGTTGGTTTTTGTACAGGTGTTCCAGACCGCAACCCCGCTGCTATTTCTTCTATAGTTGCCATTTAATTATCTCCGTCCTGTAACATATTGTGACCACCATTGGTCAGCAGCGGCATTTCGATT